CGTTGACTGCCGCGGCGTCTACAGAGCCATCAGGGGTGGTCGAGAGTTTGACTTGGTTGGCGAAAGTGATGACGCCCGTGACACTGGCTGCGGTGGTCGTGCCGAGTCCGGTTTGGAGGTAGCGGCCGTCGGCCGTGGCCTGCTGCATTCCCGCGGCGGCGCTGGTGGCGAAGGTGCCCGCGGCCCACGCCTTGGTGATCAAGGTGGTGTCGGTAAGATCCTCCGGCTGGTTAGTGGTAGAGTTGATTTGTGAAAGAGAGACGATTGGGGCTCGGTAGATCGTGTCGGCCGAGGTGATGCCTTGGCCGGTCAAACGAACGTAGCGGCTATCGGCGGTGGATTGCGTGATGTAGCTGCCCTTGAAAGCATAGCGGCCTTCAGTGAAAGCGACCGTGGCGAGCGCGGTCGTGTCGTTTTCGCTGGTGGGACTAGCCGCGACCACCTTGCCCAGCACCGTGAGGGCTCCGTCATCCGTCAGGCTCAGAGGTATGGCGGTGTCGTCGTTAGCCAGCACCTGGAAGTTGCCATCCTTGACGCGGACGGTCTTCTTCGGGTTGGTGGAGCCGTTTCCGGTGATCGAGATCCCGGTGCCAGAGGCGGTGCCGCCAGTCAGAATGACAGGCGTGGCGTTTGCCACCGAGACGGTCTGGACTCCGCTCCAGGTGTTTGCGGAACCCTTGCGGCCGTAGAGGTTGTCGGCGGTGCTGGAGGTCAGGTTGCCGGTGCCTCCGATATTGATGAAGTGGCCGTTCTGTTGAGCAAAGTCGTAGATACCCTCGGTCGTGGCGTTCGCTACGGGGCTGGCGGCGATCGAGGATGTGGTGCTGGTCAGATAGACCGTGTAGAGGGCGACGGCGCCGTCGGAGACGGTCGGGATGGTGGGGGCTGCCGCCTCACCGCCGGCCAAAAGGGACAGGACGCACTTGCCGCGACGGATCGTCGGCTGTGTCGTCCCGGCATTTCCTGGTCCTACGAAAGGACTGCTCGGATCGGATGCGTTGTAGTAAACTAGGGCGGCGTTGTCCTCGTCCACGAAGTCGAATCTCGCTTCGATGACGTAGTATTTTGCGTTGTTGGACGGGCGGGCCATCGTAAAGCTCTGGGCCTCGGTCAGCAGACCCTGCTGCTTGATGACGGTGGCATCGGCGGGAAGCGAAGAATAGGCCGAATCGTCCACCACGGAGTCCACATAAATCTGACCAGGCGCAATCTCAACCACGAAAGGGGTGCTGTTTGTGGTGACGTTATAGCCGAACCCTTTCAGCCATGTGCCCGTTCCGAGGACCGCACCGGCAAGCTGGCCGACCCCGACGGTCGCGAAGCGGTTGGAATAGAGTATGTCGGACTCATACGGGATCTGGCCCGCGTAGACGATTCGTTTATCCATAGTTTTTTACCTTGAGTACCTGACCCAGACTTGAGAGCCTGCGGGTTTTGCTCGTTCGATTGCCGAGTTCACTTCGGCTTCTTTCACGGTGCCGTCTCCATCGTCCGAGTCGGCCCAAATTCCCGAGCCCGAAACGCCATATCCATACGCCGCGCCACTTACCTCTAATTGGTATGCAGCGGACGAAACTTCGCTCGATAGCCCTAGACCCCCCACGTTAGCGATCTCTGTCGTTTTGGGGAGAGTTACGTCCACGAATGCCTGATTTGGCATCTCTGCTGACGCGTATCGGCCGAGCTTTCCATAGGCCATGGTGGAGGTTGGTAGGTCGGCGGCGACGACTGCGGGAGACTCGGGGAAAGCGACCATGGCCGACCGCTCAATCCGAACATCGGCGTCATATACGCTCAGAGAAGACATCTGGAGGTGGGCACTCGGGGCCACGCCCAGACCCTCACCCTCAAAGTCGCCGATCCCGTCGAAATCGATGGCCCAATAGCGCCTGGAGCCAGTGTCCGTGGAACGGCGCAGGTGCCAGTTCGCCTCCGCGTGTTGCAACTTGCGCTGCGGGACGCACTGGCTGCCCCAATAGCTCGAACCGTTCGAGGAGACGGCAAGCCAAGCGATATCCATTTTCCCGGGGGCTCCACCTTCAACGTCGTACCGATTATTGCCAATCTGGTACTGGTAGGTGGATCGAAGTTGGAGGCCGTTATTTAACCACCCGTTCGTCAGGGATGGAAGCGATCGGTCGCCCTTGTCGGACTCATTCAGATATAGACTCACCACGCCGCCGTTGCTCATAATCGTCGCCACGCACCACTTCCCCTCGGTCGTGCTTTCGCGTAGCTCCGACTCGGGCACGGACCACTTCACCACGTTGGTGGGAAGGACACCGCTGCCCGTAAAAGGGGAGTAGTCTACGGATGGAACGGGAGGGCTTCCGTCGGCCGTCACTGTCGGTACGATGTTGCCAGTGTTGAGTCGTGGGTCAAACCCAGCCCAGTAGCCGTTTGCATCCATGACAAACTGGCCGGCAGAGTCGTAGAGCCAAAAGGTGGTAGGGTCGGCAACGTAGATGAATTCCTCGTCGGTGCGGTTGTAGACGAGCCCAGCGTTATTGCTGTAGCTAGCTGCGTGGCCCCACGGGGCAAATAGCGTGGCCGACGAAGTGGGGTCGATACGGAAGCCGACCGTGACTACCTGGTTTCTAGCGCCTGTCGCGTTGCCGCAGCCCCGGACCAAGTACGGACCGTTGCCGCTGTTCGAGAAGCGGTCCACCGTCATGTAGGAGAACTTCGGTCCGAAGCCCAACGGGTCCGTCTCGCCCGCGAGCGTGACCAGTGCGGCTTGGCCCGACGCTCCGAGCCCGTCCCATACGCCCGAGCCCGCGGCGTAACGCCACAGAATCTCGTCTCCTACCCGGCCAGCTTGGCGGCCGACCGTCAGACTTGNCCCCGGCGTTTCACCTTCGCCTGACGGATCGCCCGCGCCGTCCCAGACGATGGACTCTTTCGAGTCCCTCCCGTAGGCCATGTTGTTCGACCATCGGTGATAGGTGCCGGGGGATTCTTCCCAATAGTTCACGCGCTGGCTCAAAGATGTCGAGCCTGGAACCGCGTTGCGGGTGTAGACAATATCCCGCGAAATATTCTGCGGCATCAGCTTCAGCCCACGATGGTACGGACCCGTGGCTCGTGCCAGATCTTGATAGCTGTTGAGATGCGCGGGGGTTCTTGCGGTGGCGCTCGGGAAGTAGCTTCGATTGTTGTGGACGCCAGCGTACCGCTGCGTCACATGGGTGCTGCCAAAGCTCGGCTCGCGGACCCAGTGCCGTCCATTGTAGTTTTGGTAGTACGCACCCGAGCTAGGCGCGGGGTACATAATTCTCCAGACCTTCTCCTCGCCGTCCGTTGCCGCTTCCGAGATCGGCAGATCCCAGTAAATCACGTTCTCCGTGAGTGCCGAGTCGTCGGCGCCATAGACGCGGACGGTTCCTCGAGTCTGGTTCAGATCGGAGATTCGCACCGATTGGATCGGTCTCGCACTGCCGCGGTCCCAGACTAGGCGGGCGGTCGTGTCCTTGTCGTCGGCCCACGGGCTCTTCCAGAACGACGAGCGGAGCTTGTTCGATGATCCTTCAAGGTTGGTGTAGGTGGCCGTCGAGGGAGATGCCGCGCCCTCGTAGCGCAGGATGGTATGGCCGAAGTCCAGCGACCGCTTTGCTACGAAATACGAGTCGTTGTCCGTGGGTCCAATTTCGGCCCGCTTGATAAAGAAGCTGGAGGTCCAGGTGCCGTTGTTGTGCCCCTGTGCGCTTTCGTCGGTTACGCCCGAAGCCCAGCGCGGTTGCAGGCGGTAGTAGCCCCCCGAAGATTCTCCGAATCCCGAAGCCGAAGCGAGCATGATGTGATTGCGAGGCGTCGAGGCGGCCAGATCGAAAGAGTCGGCAATCTTCCCGTAGTTCACCCCGTTCCTATCAGCACGGACGTAGCTATCCATCCCGTGGAAAGCCTGCGAGCGGACGCTGTTGGTTTCCGCTCCCAGCGCCTGGATCTTGAACAGGCCGAGAAAGACATCTTTCAGATACGCGCCCGAGCCTGCCAGCGCCCCTGTTCCTGCCTTGCCGTCGAAGTAAAATCTAGTGTCGTCGCGAAGGGTCGGCAGGTAGGCAAACCCACCACCGATCGAAATCCCATAGTCCTCGGAGCCGTCGCCGCCCACCAAAACTCCATGTGCCCACATCTGAGTTACGCCAGAGGCGCGAAGTCTCGAATATACGATCCCGCCATCAGCTTGCTGGCCCCAGGCTGCCACCATCAGATAGTTCCCCGCAGGCAGGGTGCCAGCCGGGATCTCAGGCTTCGGTGAATTGAACTCCTGCCATGTGTTTGCGGCTCCCATCACGCCACTGTCGGTCTTGCCGTCGAACGCGATGTGGCTCTGGGACGCATCGTAAGCGAAGCCTGTCAGTCGGCCGTTCGTCGCAGTGATGGTAGCCCCGGAGTCGTGCCCCTTGAATTCGAGGTCGATCTGGTAGCGGTGGCCGGAGGCCAAGCTGGCAGCGGCAGCGCCATTGTAGTGGAACTGCTCGAAGTCGGTCGGGTTCTCTACTCGATCCAAGTAGAGTTCGCGGCGGCAGTACAGGGTGTCGGGTACGTTCGAGTCCGAGGTCAGGGATTTGACTCGGAGTTGTGCGGAGACTTGGGCGCGGCCCACTTTGCTGGAGTAGATATCCTGAGTGCCGAGAAAAACGTAGGGGTAGGTGCCCGAGGTCGCGGAGGTCAGATCGATGACCATCGTCGTGCCCGAGTGGAACGCGGTGTCCGTGCTGTTGACGGTGATCCCTTCGACGTAGATGTCGCTACCCGGCGACTCGTCCCACGCATACGAACCAACGTCCGCGGGCCGCTGTGGCTCGATAATAGTCGGAGCGGTTCCAGTTACATCCGTGATCGCGCTCGACAGTGCTTCGCGGGTCGCTTTCGGACGGATGATCTCGTTGCGGATTCTTGTCCGGTACGAGGCGTCTCCCTCACCTTGGCGGCGGGGGAGGTCGGTGCCGAAGAAGTCTGCGGCGAACAGGTCGATGTAGCCGCCCGATGCCGTCGAGAGGCGCATCTGCTTGCGTGCCTCGCGCACAACGTCACGGACATGAGTGATGACGGTGGCGGCACCGGCTCGCAGACCGTTGACCGCGGGCGCTTCAGTCGAAAACCAGGGAGGCAACAGATCCATGAACCGCTGGCTGTTTCGCGTGAGCCCATCCCCGCGCTCCATGGTGAGGAGCCCGGTCGGAGAAAGACTGCCGGCGTCGAGTGTCGAGCCCATGCTCCACTGGAAGGTCGGCGTGGCGGTCACTAACTCGAGGGAGCCAAACTGCCCGCTGCCGGTTTCCATATTCCGGTAGTCGAGCATCTCCGCTGCGATGGGTCCGACGGTCCCTGCGTCAACGGTCGCGACCATAAAATCGAAGGTGTCGAGGGTGGCCGCTTCAGCGCCGATCGTTCCGGCCGTGGCCGTGGCTGCCATGGAGACGGCCAGAGCGGCAGCCGCGGGCTCGGGGGCGATGGTTCCTGCATCGAGGGTCGAGGGAGGGAAGGCTTGGGTGACCGCCAAGGTGGCGATGGCGGGAGCCACCGTGCCCACGTTCACTTCAGATTCGAGGTGGCCCCAGACCAAAGTGACTTCGATCCCGTGAACGAGAATTCGATTTTTCGACGGGTTATCGTTGGCTGTCGAAAGCTGGGTGCGGACCTGTTCTAGCGAGGCGTAAGCGCCTGACGCCTTCCACGCTTGGCCGGGACCGTTAATATAGCCGGATGCGTTAAAGCCTACAGTATCCCAATCCACGAACGCGGCCGCGGGGAAGGTGTGTGTGACTTGCTTGACGAAACGACTAACTTTTCCCTGCTCGGTTTCCTTGATGAAAACGCCGTCGAGGTCGTAGTCGAAGTTTACGTCGGTGGACTGGCTAGCCGCGGCTGCCGGGTATGCCTCGGTAGAGGAGAAAAGTGACTGGTCGAGGGTCCAAGTACCCTTGGTCGCAGAGAGAGTAGTCTTGACCTGGATCTCTTTGAGTTCGGCATTGTCGGGGATGTTCCAAGACCCGATCGGCTCGCCGAAAAACCCTTTGTCGTCTTTGTTGGCGAGGGGACCACCTGCGGGTTCGTAGTTCAGGAGCGCCTGGTAGTAGGGGGTGTCAAGGTATTGGAGTTCTGACTCCGACCCCTTCGTCTCTACAAAAAACGCAGCGAAAAGATAATTCATCTTTCGACCGGGGCCGACGTTTTCGACTTCAGCGAGGCGGTTGATCGGGATCAGTGGGGTGTCGTTGGCGATTCCATACTGAGCGGTCCGAAGAATGCGGTCAGCGGTACTCTGCTGCACATACGCGTTTCCGCTCCCGTCGTAGGCCGCGTGGCGGGCAATATTCTGGAGGCCCGGGGTGGCGTCTACATAGTCGAAATCCAAAGGCAGAGAGCCAGAACGCTGGCCGGTAAAGGCCGAAACCTGCGACAGGAACAAGGCGTTTTTCGAGGAGGGCGAGTAGTCGATCTGCGGACCGATATCCAAAGCCTCGATCGTGCCTGCATCGACCGTAGAAACGAGAGGTGCCGCTCCCGCTTCGTGGTAGACCATGCGGAGTTCGATCGAATCGATCTCGATAGAGCCCGACTGGTTTCCGGCAAAGGCCACCGCGAGCCCGACCGCGGGGTCGGCCAAGCTCGAGGGCTTGAAGCTATCGGCAGCGAGCCGAAGGCCGGGGTGCAGGGTCGGATTGAAAAGCTCTAGCTCGATGCTCGCAAACGAGTCACCCGTCGAAGGGAGCAGCAGGGTGGGATTGACCCACCCATCGGCGTCCTCCGACATATTTCCAAAGCTCGTGAAGTAGCCGAACGAGTCCGACGCGTCGGTGTACTCCATGCTCCAGTGGAGGCGGGCAGAACTGGACTGGGTCCGGTAGCGGAGGCGAACGTGAAGGGACTCGACTGTGGAGTCGGCCTGCGCGTTGAGGACAGGCTGGGGGCCGGTGACCTCCAGGCGGTCGGTCGTCATCCCGTAGGTCTGGCCGAAGCCTCCCCCCGAGACATAGGCCGATGCCACGCCTTGATCGTTTGCGATATTGGCAAGAGCTTTCTCGACGTTTTGCCACGGCGAGTTCACGCCATAGCTGGCTTGGCTGATCTGGGCCGGAATTATCCAGCCAGTATCGAGGGTGACGTAGGCCATTAGACGACCGTGATCGCTACCGTGCCAGCCTTGGCTTTCTGCTGATTAGAGATCACTACGTCCGATGCCGAGGTCGATCCAGACAGGGTGATGCCGCTCACGTTCGTCACGAGGGTGCTGGAGTTGTAGGCCGTGTCGGCCACCTTGGTGAAGCTGACATCCTCACCGATTTTTAGACCGTTCAGATATTTCGTGACCTCGGTCTGTACGGTGGCTTGCAGCGCGGTGCTGGCGCCCGCCGAGGACTTCACCGTCATCGAGACGTTGATGGTCTGGGGGGTCGCGGCGATCACGCCGAAAGTGGTACCGAGCGGGCGGTAGGTTTCGATAGCTTTCTGGGCCAGGGTGATTGTCGCGGCAGGGACCGCACCCGTGCCGTCGTCGATAACCGCGTAGAAATAGCCGGGGCTCGCGACACCGTCTGTCGTCAGGTTCTCCACGATCTGGTAGTCGAGGTTTGCCTGGACCCCGGAGAGGGCAGAGCCGATCGCGGTCTTCGTTGCGCGGGAGAGGCCCGCAATGAAGGACAGAAAGCGAGTGCGGAGTGCAGCGTCGGTTTCTACATCGATGGCAGAAGTGAACCCGGCGGCATTTGTGACGGTTGCAATCCCCGCCAGCGTTCCGACGTAAGTATTGATGGCCCCGGCCACCACATTTCCCGCTGCACCCGCCACCACAGCGGTGACCGGCAGAGTGATCGAGGAGGCACCCTGCGCGAGGACGTATCCCGCCAAGGTGGAGTCGTATCCAGTGCCCGTCGTGCCTACCGCGAACTCGACTCCCGTTGAGGTCTTCACCACGGTTCCAGCGGGGATTGTGACGGCAGGAGAGGCGGCGGTCGTACTCGCTCTGGCAAAAGTCACATCCCCTCCCGCCTTCGTGGCCGTCAGACGGGTTAGCCCGAAGTCCGTGACCCACGAGTCGAGGTCCGAGCCCGTACTGGTCGAGGCCCGAGACAACTTGATCGCCTGGAGAATTAATCCTTGCAGCCACAGGGCCATGCCGGCGTTCGCCTCGATAAAGGCCCGCATGATCGAGCCAATGGTCAGATCGGTCAGCGACGAGCTTTTGCCTTGGATTGCCGTGGCTTGCTCTTTGACGAGCGTATCGAAGTTTTTAGTAGTGACTGCCATTATTCGTCCACGCTGAAAGCCAAGACCGACTGGTTGCCACTGCTCGATTCGACGTAGGTGATCTTCACCTCAAGGGTGCGAAAGTTCTTCGTCAATTCGATTATCGGCGCAGGAGTCCGAGCCACGCTGTCTTCCATATGAATTTGCTCGCGTATTGTGGCTTTCAGACTAGGGATGTGGGCGTGACTGCCTACCCACTGGGCCAGCCCAGCGCCGTACTCCGGGTGAAAAACGTACTGCCCCGGGTTGGTGAGGAGTCTTCGCAAAACGCGCTGCTGGCTCCGCATTACTTCAGTCGCGGGCTCCAGCCCTCCCCGCGAGGATATCCCAAGGTCATTTCCCCAATAATGATATACGTCCGTCATGTCGGCCCCGTCGTGTTGTTCCCGTTATTTCCGTTTCCATGGATGTGGCTGCCCAGCACGACCGTGCCCTGCTTGACAGTCGTCCCGGCAATCTCACCCGATACGGTCAAATTCCCGGTGTGGTTCCAGGCAGCGGCAGAGGAAGTGACGTTTCCTGTCACGCTCACGCCGAGGTTCCCCGGCACATTCAGATTCACATGGCCGTCAGCTTGGAACTTGAGGCTGGAGCCCGAGGAATGCACCAGCCAGAACTCACCCACCGGCACCTCGGCGGGCGCCTGGTCTTCAGAAAAGAGCCCGCCTACGACCACGCCGCCCGAGTTTTCGCCGTCGGCAAATACCACGACCACCTGATCCCCCGGCGCTAGGGGCGCGAAAAGCCCCCACGCGGAGCCTAGCCACGGGGTGGACACAGGTATCCAATCTGTCTCGAAAAAGTCGCCAGCGTCCATATCAGCGCCTACACGCACCTTTGCGCTGTACGTTTTGGGATCGAAGTCCGAGACGATCCCGATACGGGGCTGGGCTCGGGACGAAAGCACCCGGAGAGCCTCACGCCGCATGGCTTGGGCAAGTTGCTGGCTCATCCGACCACCTGTGTCGTGGCGCTGGAGTTCTTTGCCTGGATCTCCATAAGGTAGCCCCGTTTCGCGTCGAAGGACCGGACCACAGACTCAGGGAAGTAGTTCTGATCGAGTTCGGACTCGGTTCCAGTCATACGGATCACCGATCGCGGGGAAAGCTCTGTGTCGCCTGGTAGGGTGGCTGTGAGGCGAATCTCTCTCTCCGTGATCTCTTTCAGTTTCTGCTGGCCCAGCGCGAGCGCCTGCTCTTCGGTCAGATTTCCCCGGCGCACGACATAGGTGGTGATGGGCGACCCGGTGCGCTTCTTCCCAGTCGCTTTCACGACGAGCGTGTAGCCCTTGCGCTTGCTGCGATTCCAAGACCGGACCTTGACGACGACCTCGCGTGAGAGCGACAAGGACCGACGGAAACTGATCTTTATCGCGTTCGACCACTGCGTCTGGTCGAGGTTCTCAGGTTGCCAATGCAGCCGGAACGTGCCCTGCGTCTCGTCGCCCTTCGGCACGAAGTACAGCGTCTCACCCTCCACATAGGTCAGGTAATTTTCACTCTGGGCGAGGTACGTCAGTACGTCCCACTGGCTCCGCTCAGTCTCGATCAGAGTGTGGTTCTCACGATAGATCTCGCCCGTCGGCGTGGTCGTCGCAGTGACCACAGGCTTGAGGTCATGCTCTTTGGCGAGGGCTTCGGCCACTTCGCTAGAAGTCATGTCCTTGTATTTCTTATAAGTTGAAACGTCGATGAGGCGGGAGGTCAGGTCGCGGCAGCGGATATTCAATTTCTGCTGAATTACATCGACGGCAAAGTCATCGACCGTGCCATAGAAAATCCTGGACAGGTCTTCCCGGCTGTATTCGTTTGGGTCGTCGGCTATCGAGAGGAACCCAGCGTAGATCTCGATCGTCATGTCACGCTGGGCGGCCCAGAAGTCCAGTTGCTGGTCCTTGTTGAGCGAGCGGAGCGCGAACTCGACCGTGGCCGTGTTGGCCTGGTAGAACGTGTTGGTGTTGACCTCCCACCGCATGGGGGTGAACTCTTGGTCGTTTAGCCTGACGATGGTTCGCGGTTCGCGGGCTATGCCTCCTCGGACGAGGCTGTTGATATCAGCCAAGGACGCCACCGGAATCAGCCGGGTTCGTGGGGATGATGAGCGTCTTCACATCCTCAAAGTCAGGCGAGGTCATGTTGTTCGCTTCCGCGATTGCGGTCCACTGCGTGGCGTCACCGTAGTACTCGGCCGCAAGTTGGAAAAGGGAGCCGCCGGCCCGCGTGACGGTCTGGCCCGCCGCGGTGACGGTGACCGAGGTGGCCTCACCCACAGCCGATACCAGGCGCGGAGACTTCCGCAGGTTCTGGAGGTAGCTAAGGATGTTGCCGAGTTGGTTCTCGGTGTTGATTAATTTGCCTCCGGTGTCGAAGAGGCCCGTGTTGGAGAGTAGGTCGTTGACGTTTACGTCGATTAGCTTGTCGGGGAGGATGCCGCCGAGGAACGGTATATTCGCGGCGATGCCATTGATGTCGTTGATGATGCCCCCGACGACTTTCTGAGCGTTTAGGATCGGCTCGATAATCTCTTCGATCATCTCGGTGCCGGCTTCCACGATATCTTCCACCGTATCGATCGCTTCGTAGACGGGCTCCAAAACGGTATCGACGACCTCTTGGATCGTGTTGGTGGCTTCGTCGATAAAGCCTCCGACCTTCTCCACGCCTTCTTTAATGTCGTCCATAAACTCGGACACCATCGAGACTTCGCCCTCGAGCCCCTGTGCGCCTTCCTTCAGATCGTCTGCGGCGTCTCGAATCTCTTGGTCTACATCTGTCTCGCTGCCGTCCGGGGTCGGGAGCCCGAGGTTGTCAACGACTTTCAGCGTGATCGTGTAGGGGATCTGGTAGCTCCGCTCATAATTGGCAACGAAGTCCGCGATGTAGACTTTGAATTTTTGCTCACCCCAAGTGAGCGTCAACGGTTTACCGAGGACGCGCAGGTAGTTTAGGTGGTGGGCTTCCTGCTCTGCGCCCGAGCCTTGAAAGCGTCCGCTCCACTGGAGGTCACGCTCGGAGCGACCGAGTGCTTCGACGACACGGTCGCCGCCGGCCAACTCGTGGACCGCCAGTTTCTGTTGGCCGCCATAGCTAATCGACTGGGGGATTCCGAAGCCTGTGAAGGCGTAGGACTCGCCTAATCCATGCAGGAGTAGCCCGGTGTCTCCGACGGTTTCCTGTTCGGCCATTATCGCTGCTCCACGAAGTTCGGCATCGACACATCACCCATGGTGGGGTCGAAAGTGTTGCCAGACAGAATCTGATCCAAGCCTGAGATTTGGCGAGAGGTGACCGTAGCTTCGACCTGCTGGCCGTCGATAAAGATGTTGATCTCTTGGTTTCGATCGGTTTCGTTGGCAAGGGGCGAGTAGGGTCCGAGCGCCGCACGGCGGCGCCCGACCTCCGCTCCCGCCGCACCCCAATCAATCTTCGCTATGGATTTTTTTTCCAGAATGGCCTTATCTACTTCGGCCAGAGAGTCGAATATAAGACCTATCGGCAACGGACTGCCGGCTATAAACCCGCCCTTGGCACCCTTAGTGATGGCCGACCAGTTGTTAGCAAGAATCGCCCCGGCGCCCGTCCAAAGGGCTTTCAGTGACCAGCCTGCTGCTGCACCGGCTGCGGCGGGACCGGCTGGGGTAGCGGCCGCTGCCGCAGCGGCACGGGCGGCCAGAACCCCGAGGGATCGGTTGAGTGCTACGATGGCAATGGTGGTGCGACCTGCCTGGATGATCGTTCCGGCGAGCGTGACGGTGCCGAGTGCAACCAGAGTCGCACTCAGTTTCGCGAACCACTTAATGTTCTCTTTGAGCTTCTCGGGGTTCTTCGTCATCCAGGTGTTGAGGTCGGCCATCTTCAAGACGAACTCACCGAGCGCCCATGTGTAAGTGGGCATAAAGGCCATACCAGCTTGGCCGATTGCGGACTTGGTTAGGCCGGACGCAGTTCTCTCTAGAAGACCAGGGTCGCCTTGGATCAAGCGAGCGTATGCCTGATTCGTGCCCATGGCTCCGCGGATCATCGCTACGTCACGATCCATGGCCTCCTTGCCGTAAACTACCGAGCCCACAAAGGAGGCCGCCAGACGTTTGCCGCCGAAGAGTTGACCAATCAGGTCCAGCTTTAGCTTGCCTAGCTTGTCATTGCCCTCGAATGTCTTTTTAAGGTCTTCGACATTAAACTTCGTTTTTACTCCACGAACGAGGACGCCGTAGTTTTCGAGGTAGTCCTCCAGCGCAGGTTCCAAAGTTTCTCGAATCCACTGGACTGGATTTGCCCTACCTACGTCAGCATTCTTCATCCCGATCTCGGGATTGATACGACCGGCTTCGTCCAGATCTTCCTCGCGCACCAGACCCATTTTCGCCAGCATTGGAATCTGCGCTCTCGCGACCGAACCACCCAACACGTTGTACAGAGTTGCCAACGGGGCACCGGGACCGCCGCGGCCAGCACTGCCGCCACCACCCTTGGTCATGTTTTCCATGATTAGCGTGGGCAGGTACTCGTAGAGCAACGAGGGCGAGAGGGACATCTTGGCAGTTCGGGCGTACTTTAAGACGCCTTGGTAAGTCTCGGGAGTGATGACGCCGTGCGACCAAACGATCGCTTTCGACATCATCTCGACTTCCTTTGCGAAGTCTTCGGGCCGCAGAGACTTGCCTCGCATATCGACGACTTTACCGAGGGACGTAACCATCCCCTCGATGTTCAGTTCTTTACCAGTGCTAGCCTGGAGTACAGACGCCGTCTTGATCAGCATCGGCATTGCTTTTTCAGCCAAATTCGCGTTACCGAAAATCTGAATGCCTTGGAGGAAAGTTCCCATCGTCTCGGCCAAGCCGGCCGATGGAACGTCTTGGATCATCTCACCATAGAAGCGTTTGACGCGATCTACTTTGTCACCATGGCCGGCGATCTCCATCATTTTCTGTTCGTGGAGAATGTCTTTTGCGGGGTCGATCGTTTTATAGAGGCCGTAGGCGGCGAGCGCCCCGGCGCCGAGCATCCCACCGCCAGCCAGTAGTCCACGCCGCAAATTACGCTGGCGACGAAGGAGCATATTTTCGCGCTCGTGGGTGCGGGCGATGTCGGCCTCGGCCTGGACTAAACGCTCTGCCTGACGGACCCGCTCCTTCTCGGTTTCAAGAGCCCTCGCGGATGCGTGGTCCTTGCGGAGGTTAGCCTCTTCAATCCGTGCGGACAGAAGTTGCTGCTGGCCTTGGAGTCTGACGGCCTCGGCTTGGAGTCGCAGGGCTTCGCGCTTACGCTTCCCGGCACGAGCTTCCTGCCGCTCTCTGAGGTCAGCTTCCTTCTCGTCTACTTGGTCGAGGGCGTCTTTTCGGCCAGCGTCGAGGTTGGAGCGGCGGCGGGCCGCTTCCCGGCGGTCAGTCTCCGTGTTGTGAAGCATGGTCTGGCTTCGGGCATCTTGCAGAACCCGCTTGCGGCGAGACTCGGAGATATCGTCATTAAGCCGTTCCTGCGCGGCAGCTTGCGCCGCCGCATCCTCCATCTCATTAATGTTGGCTTGCCGGCGGCGAAACTTCTTGTCCTCGATGGACCGAGTCTCGACTCGGTTAGCGGCGGCAATCTGGAGCGCCTGGTGGCGAGTCCCGAGGCGGGAAGCTCTCTCCGATAGGGCGTTCTTGTCCTTGATATATCGCTCTTCGATACCGCGGCGGCGTCGGTCCAGCCGGGACTGCTCCCGCTCTGAGAGGTTGCTCTCATCCACGATCGCTTGCCGGCCTTGCGCGGCGAGGGCAGCGCCCTGCGCCGCGAGGGCAGCTTTCTGCGCTTCCATGGATCGGGCAGAGGCTGCGGCGGCAGTCTGCTGGGCTTTCTGCTGGGCCGCTTGGCGAGAGAGACTACCGTCGGCCGCGGTGGTCTTCCGCAGGCGGTCGATCTCTTTCTGGAGGCGCTTCGCCTCCCGGGAAGTGGAAGTGAAATCGCGGGCGACTTTCGCAAGTCCCGCGGACGCCATGTTGGTGACGGCTACGGTGACGCCAATCTTGTATGCTTCAAACATTAGATGGCACCCACGTTGTGAACCGACAGTACGCCCAGAGAAGTACGACCGCGGGTCATGCCCATGACGACCGCGGTGCCCAGCAGTCCGCGGATCTCATCGCGCTCCTCGATCAAGGCGGGGCCGTGAGTAGCTCGAGGCTCGACAAACCGTTGGGTGCGGGCATTGAAATACCCAACCTCATGGAAGAACACGATCTGGCTGGTGGAGCCGATGGTCACAGAGTCCTCGATCGGACCGGAATCGGTGACGTAGCTGATGCTCTCGCGCAGGTTACCCTTGCGAAGGAGGGGCTCGTTCGGAGCGAAGCCCAGCCGGGTCCGCTCTTTCTGTGTCGATTCCGCGAGTGCTTTCCACTTGGGGTAATCACCCGCGGCGTCCTGATACTCACCGAACTTTTCTTCGATGACTTCTTCAACGTGCTTCCCGACGGCCTCCAACGCACTTTCGATTGCGTTGTCGAGCGCGGCTGCGCGTCCACCAATGTGGAGTGCAGCTTCTAGGAAATCGTTGAAGGTTTTCATTCTTGCTTCTTCCAGGCCATCCCTGACCAATCCCACTGGCCGCCCTCTAGCTCGCCAATGATGATGGTCCACGCCATGCGGTCGGTCGGGTCCAATGAAAACGCAACGTCAAACGGCACCCCTTTCGTCACGAGATAGAGACTCTCGCGCAGGGCAGGGTGCCTTACTCGTTTTTTGCTTGTTCCTCTTGCTCCTCGGCAGGCGATTCAAACTTGTCGGTAATTCCTTCGACGATCGCGCTGATGCCTTCCTCTTCGACGCGCTGGATCAATGCCTCCAGTTCGCGTTTCGTCTGAGGTGGGTGAACGTGTTCGCCGTCGATTTCTGTGACCCAAAAGAGCGGCAGCGCCATCGCCATGTAAACTTGGTTCTGCGCTGTATCGCCGCCCACCATCTCGATCAGACGGAACTGTGAAAGTACCCCTGGCTTCTTGATGGTGATGGATCGGCCGCTCTCCGTCGTAACGGTTTCGACCCTTTGTGATTCTTTTACGATCTCCTGCGCGGGGGAGGTCTGACCTTCGTCAGTGACACGCAGTTTGGCGGCCAAGGTTAGCTAATCCGCTTTCTACGGGCAGCCATCCACGAGACGCGCTGTTTGATCGATGCATCGCCTTTCCAGTCGCCCGCGTCATCGAGCTTCATCTGACAGCCTTCGTACCGATACTGCGACACGGTGCCGTTCGGCTCCGAGATCGTTTCGGTCAAGGTCATCGTGCCGAGGTTCTCGCCCTGATAGTAGGCGTCCTCAAGCGAGGCAAAGAACTTCTCCAACTCGGCGTCCTGACGCTCGAACTCCAAAGAGCCGCTCCAGCCGTCGGGCAGATACATATGTCGGACATTTCCGTCCAAGCCTTTGACGCGAATATCGGTCGTCTCCTGCTTGGCAGACCAGCCCGTGATCAGGCCGAAACGCTTCGGCCCGTCGGGGGCTACGATGTCGAGCGTGATGTCGCGCCCGACAGAAAATTGATTTACTGGCATTTAGTTTTCTCCTCAGACGGCTGCGGCCGTTTCGACACGCTGGATTTCGACGGACTGGCCGCCCTCGACATTGACGACGAGTTTTTCGACGACCGACAGGTAGCGCACCTTTACGTCGGCCTGCATATAGCCCAATGCGACCCGGCTCTGGGGGTTGTTGGAGTCGTCCAAGATCACCTGGAACGGCACACTGCCGTCGGCCGATCCGATCATTCCCTGACCTTCCATCGCGGTCATAAACGATTCGAGGGTGCTTTTGGCCGAGCGACGGACCGTCGGGGTCTGAAGCTGACCGACGAAGATGCCCATCCCGCTCTCCAAGGTGGAGGCGATGTAGTTGGTCATGCGGGTGTAGCCGTCGGTGTTGATGACGGGGTTCGACGAGCAGTTGTGGCCGAAGCGAGTCGAGTAGAACCAACCCGCAGGGCTCGGGGTGGTGAGAACGTCCAGGCGGTTCTGCCCCAAGGTCTGGAGCTCGGCATCGGAGTACGGACGGTTCGCAGCAATTCGGCTGGTGGCGATGACGCCATAGACCGGCTTGTTGAGCGAGGACTGCTCGGGCGACAGATTCGCCATGCGACCAGCGACAAAGCCAGCCGGCGAAACAGTGCGGGTCTGAGCGTTCACGCCGTCGTACCAGAGAACGTGATCACCGTGCAGGACTTTGAGGACGTAGGAGTCCTTGCCCGCCATGTCGGTGATAGCGTCCGCGATCGTGTGATCTGCGGGGAGGGCGGCGACCATGTACACGCCGTGCGCCTTACCGAACGTGATCATGCTGGTCAGATCTGCGCCGGTTGCCGCGCAGCCTGCGAGGAATCCAACCGAGACGCCTTGGCCGGCCAAGGCATACAGCCCAGTGCTGGTCGTGCCTGAGAGAGCGCCGATCAACGTGCTGGTGGCACTAATCGCGGTGCCATTTGTTCCATTGGCACAAGTCAGAGTGGTGGTGGTGGCCGACACGGGCTGGGAAGAAGAAGCAGTACCGGCGGCTGCGGCCGTCACGATATCCGAAGGTCCACGGACACCGGACTGCCCCATGGTTATCGCGTTCACAACATTGGTCACTGTCGCCGCGACAGTTGCTCCATGGGCGATGTTGTCGAATGTCTCAGTCGTCTTGCCTGCGAGAGAAACCGACACGCGGAGCGATTTTGCGGAGCTTTGGTTGTTGGTCCCGTCCGTGATGGTGATGGTGATGTTGTTTCCATGGGTTCCACCCCACTTGGAGGTGAACGCAACGAAATTGCCATCGGTTGCGTGTGCCCAAGTCACGGTGGCTTTTGCGGAGCTACCCGAAACCCTGCGGACGCATCGGATATTGTTGGCACCCTGCTGGACCGCGGTTGCCACGCCGACACCGAGGTCGAAAGCGGCACCATCAGCACTGCTCGGCTGGATCGGGCCGAAAGCCTCAACNTAGTCGGCCATCGAGGAAATCGTCACCGGAGTCTCTTCCGGTCCCCAGGCTGCGGTGCCCACAACGCCGAGGACGTTNGTCGGGACGCCGTTCATCAGCGACACGGTCGGAGGCACGATCTGGACGTAAATGTCCGGCACGATGAGTGCCGTGGTGTTGATTTCGCCTTCTTGATTGATTGGCATTTTTTCTTCTCCCTACACTGTGAACGCCACTATAACGGCGTCCGTTTCTTGGCTTTTCACCGAAATATCCTCCACGAGGATTTGGGCGTCGGTTCTTACCTCAGTGGTGGGGAAGTCCACGGAGTAGTTCAGATCTTTTCTGTATGTTCCTGCTCGCGAAAAATCGTCTGTCACCGGACTGTTCCTGTAAAGAACCCGGCCGCTCGCGCCATCAGCCAATGAGAGAAAATCCTGGTGTGCCAGTTTCACTTCAATGGCGTCGGCTATTGTTTCGCGGTCGGTGTGGCTCGGAGCCCATACGATAATTTCGATACCTCTTTCCTGTCGCTTGAGTTCGCGGATCGAGGTGCCCGAAACGCCCACTCTCGCAATCAATTCCGATGCTCCAGGTATGGAGATCACCGGCCCTGACGACGAGGCAGAAACGTCCGCATTCACCAAGCTCGCAAGCCCAGTTGCAACCGTAGCGAGGTTATCGCCAGCGGATAGGGCGCGGGCGTAACCCTTGCCATTCACGAGCAGGGCGGCGTTCTGAGGCGTCGAAATAGTGCCGCCGACTGTGACATCCGTGTCACTCACGGTGAGCGTGAGAGTCGAGGTGCCGACGTTCAACGACTGCCAGTCTTTCGGGAACCTGGAGGTCACCCGTTCCACCGAGGTGGGGTAGACCGAAACGCAGGAAACCCCTGCCGCCAGATCACTATCGATCTGGTTGGGGAGGGGCCATCCGGGGAATATCCGAATCCCTTTGCCGGTGACGCTCGCGCTCGCAGTTCCCGACGGGTAAACCGCCGCCGCGGCGACGGTCACCATAGCGTCGAGAACCTGCGAAATTGAGGCCACTTAGCTGAACTTGATCTTCAACTGGCCGACGGCGAAGGACGCCGTGTCGCCGTCACCGACGGTCTTGTTCGCGGACAACGCTGCCCACGCGACCAGGTGATCGGGGCCGGTGTCACTTGCGTGGTCGAAAATTCCGAAATGGGTGACGGTTCCCCAGTCTCCACCGTTCGCCGAGGCAAACGGAATCGCGATGCGGTTGGTGACTTCTCCATTTGTGGTGCCCGCCGCCGCTTCCCAAGTGTCCGAAGCCCCACTGCCGGTGGTGTTCTGGATCGACTTGCGCGAGTAGCCATTGCCGCTCGGCTCGGTGAACCCGTAGGCAGGGGTGGCCCCGGACTGACCTTCCGTCGGGGCCGAGCCGCCAACGTGCAGGCCGAGGTACAGGGTTCCGGTCGATCCGTTGGTGGCAAACGAGATCGCCTCGTTTCCAAAGACTTTGCCCAGAATTTTCTTCTCGTAGTAAAGGCTGAAAGGCATGATTTTCCTCAGTGGTT